TGGTTCCATGCCATGACAACGGACCATCTGACCCATCAGCTCGTCCAATTTGGGTGTAGGAGGTAGAAAGATGACACAAGCGGAACGTATTAGGGAATATTATAAACAACATCCAGCTGCTAGCTATGATGAAGTGGCTGAAGCACTCAAAACATCAAATAGTAATGTACGGGCGAACGTGTCCAAAGACATCAAAGCTGGGCGATGTGTCCGCTTGGAGGATAAGTCATTGGACTACTCGATGCACTACATCAAGAATGAAGCATTAGCAGACCTAATCAACTGGAAGAATGATAATAGACGGGAGTGGGTCGATATGCTGACAAGAGCAGCAGAAAAAGAAACTGATAACAATACCATGCGATTGCTTATCAAGGAAGCTAATAAACTAATGAAAGAGGTAACGGAATAATGACTAGAAATAAGTTGTCAGATTTGAATGATCATCTTTTCATGGCATTGGAGCGTTTGGGAGATGAAGATTTAAAAGGTGAGAATTTGGACCAAGAGATTGAACGTTCAAAAGCATTGACCACGGTTGCTGGAAAGATTATTGATAACGGCCGTCTGATCCTGGATGCTCAAAAAACAGCTGCTGAATACAACGGTCGCCGAAATGTGAATTTGGAGTTGCTGAATGGCTAGATTGTTAACTGATGAACAACATGATTACTTTGTAAAAATTCAGAAAGGAAGAAGTGCAAAGGAAGTTGCTAAGGCAATGAATGATCAGTTCGGAGTCTGTTTAAATGCCAATCAAATCAAAAACTACAGAAGAAATCATGGACTGAAGAGTGGGTTGACAGGTCATTTTGAAAAAGGACGGCTTCCACATAACAAGGGGAAGAAGTATCCTGGAATGCGCAATAGTGGGCAGTTTAAGAAAGGTAATAGGCCTGCAAGCTATCTACCTGTCGGTACTGTCAACTACACGACCGACGGATACCCCAAAATCAAGGTTGCTGATCCCGACAAATGGGAGTACCTGCACCGCCAGACTTGGGAGAAACATCATGGCCTTGTTCCTGATGGGCATTCAGTGGTGTTTCTGGATGGGGATAAAACCAATTGGGACATCTCAAATCTTGCTTGTTTATCTAAGAATGAAATAGTTAGGATGAACCAAGATGGCTTATTCGCATCCGATGCAGACTTAACAAAAGTTGGTATTGGTTATACGAAGCTAAAAAATAAAATTATTGAGGTAACAAGAAATGGCTAGTATTTATGAACTAACTGGAATCTTTAAGCAGATTGCAGAAATGGAAGGTATTGATGAAGAAACCAAGCTGGATACGCTTGAATCTCTTGACTGGACGGAACAATTTGAAGAAAAGGTTGAAAACACCGTCAAGGTCATAAAGAACAAAGAAGCTGATGTGGATCAACTCAAAGAAGAAATTGACCGCTTAACCAAACGAAAAAAATCTATTGAAAATGACATCACACGACTTAAAACAGGGTTGCAAGGTGCATTTGAAATCACTGGGCATGAAAAAGTTAAGACTTTGCTATTTACCGTGAGCTTGGCCAACAATCAACCATCTGTGGTTGTAGATGAAGATCTGCTGCCTAAGAAATATTTTATTCAAACATTGAAACCAGACAAGACAGCTATCAAAGAGTTGCTGAAAGCTGGTAAGAAGGTCAAGGGTGCAGTGTTGCAAGAAAGTAGAAGTTTGAGGATTAGATGATGGGAACATTATTTGAACAAAAACCAAGATTTGAACAATTGTCAACACCAGGGTATAGGATTGTTTTAATGGCTAATGAATTAACTGACTTGTTCGGGATTAGCTTTAAGGAAGCCTTAAAATGCATTGAACTTGATCACAAAATAAATGATTATGACGTAAAAGATGAACAATTAGCTGGGTTTGGGGAGTTGTTGAGAGACTACCTAGAGGTCAAACAAAATGAGAATACTAGCGATTGATCCAAGTAGTAACAAAATCAATACTTCAACAACAGGAATAGTCCTACTTGACAATGCCAAACTGGTTGAGAGTTGGGTGGTGTCCTACGGGATGAAAGGTTTTGCTGATTGGTTTCATGAAGTTGGGAATAACCTAGAAATTGACACAGTTGTCATTGAACAGTTTGAAGCTAGAGACAATGACAAGTTCAAAGATAATTCAGTTCTTGAAACCATTGCCTATATCCAGCTTTGCTATCCTGATGCCGTTCTTCAACGGAATGCAGGATACAAGTCGGACATTCCGGATGATTTGTTGAAAGTGCTTAACCTTTGGAAGTTCAAGAAGTCACACCACCAGGACATCAGAGCAGCTGCAAGGCTGGGTCTGTTCTGGGCTATGCGCAATGATATTGAAGAAGTTGTTAAGGATATTGGGAAGGTGGTGAGCGAGCATAGGGATCACGCTAAGAAAATGGCAGGCTGAAGCTGTCAAGAGAAGTGACTGGGTCACCAATGGAATATTCTTAGAAGCGTTGGGAGGTCGTGGAAAAACGATCTGTGCCCTTGAAATTTGCAAACACAAACAAGCAAAGACTGTTGTCATTGTCAATAACCGCTTGTCTATCTTGGATGGCTGGATGGAAACAATCTCTCGCGGTGGTTATGATAGGGCGATGGCTTTCAAGGTTATCACAGATAGGAAGTTGCAGGACCTGGTCAAAAAAGGGAAGCTGCATTGTGACGTTCTGATCATTGACGAATGGCAGAATATGTCATCGGACAAGAATGTCACTGCCTATGCCAAAATCAAGCGGTCTTATACAATTGGGCTTTCCGCAACTCCAGTCAGAAAGAGAGGACTGAATTTCTATCCGCTCGAACGAGCCATCTTTGGCCAGGCTAAACCGAACAACAAATTTGATTGGCAGAAGGTCCACGGAAAAATGGTCTATGATGCGTATGCTTATTCAAAAGAAAAATGGCAGGACTTTTTAGACTATGATACCTATGTCAATAACTTACCAAACTTTTTCCGTTGGGAAGAGATTGAAGAAATTGAAAACGCTACAGAAAACAACGGCTTTGAAACCAAGTTTTATCCAGTAACCGTTGCGAGTGGCAACCCTGACTTGTTAGCAGAGTTTAGACGGCTAAACCTGGTCACAGTCAAAGGCAACACGGCAATGGCCAAGCAGTCATTTGGTCGTAAGACCTTTGAACAGTATCTGAATCAAATGGGTGTAGCTGTTGATTTTCCAAAGCTAAAACCAGTCAATGCAGACACACCGCTCATGCTCAAGCTAGATGGTTTGATAGAGAGGGCACCGCATGACATGCTAATTGTCAGCAAGTCAAAGCAGATTGTCAATGTCATTCATGAGCGGCACCCTGACCTTGGTATTTGGACAGGGGATGTCAAAGAGGGACTTGATAAGCAGATTGTAGTTGCTACTAGTCAAGTACTGGGTGTCGGTGTGGACGGTCTGCAACACAAATACCAAACAATTGTCGTGCTAGATCCAGTGGATGAGTCTTCTGGTGAGTATGATGACTACCGTCAATTGCTCTGGCGGATAACAGGAAGTCGTCAGCAGCATGATGTGAATGTGATTGAATTTTATTATAAGGAGGAGTAGATGTTTAAACTACCAGCAAACAAACCACAGGTTCCTGTGGACACACCACGGAATTTCTTCTTCTATGGTGCGACTATGAGTGGCAAATCTTACTTGGCCAATGAATTTCCAAATCCAATTATTTTGAATACGGACGGAAACGCAAGTGCCAATAGTGTGCCAGCTATCCAGTTGGTCAACGAGAAAGACCAGTCTGGACACATTACCAAGTCAGTGATTGAGCAGCTGAGTGAAATCTTATTAGCTTTGCAAACCCAGAAGCACACCTACGAAACAGTAGTCGTTGATGTGATTGATGATGTGATTGACATGATCAAGATTGCAGTATGCGGGCAATTTGAGGTCAAATCCCTATCGGAAATTGGCTATGGTAAAGGTTATGACTATTTCAACCAAGCCTTGACTGAATTGGTTATTGACCTAAAAGCATTGCCAATGAATGTCATTTATATCAGCCGTGAAATCACGGAATACAATGACGACGGCAAAGCAGTCAAAACTTTACCAAGTCTGCGTGAAAAATATGTCAATCTCATCAATGGTAACTCGGACTTGATGATTCGGACTGAAAAACTTGGCAACAACTATAATCGGGAAGTTGTCCGAAAACGGAAAACTTACAAATCTGATCAGATTGACGACAAGGCAATTTTGAAGATTTTGCAAACTATTGATGGTGCTGTCGTAATGACTAGCAAACCAACCAAAACTAAACCAGCAGAGAAAAAACAGGAAGTAGCTGCTGAAGAAGATATTTTTTAAGAATAAAGGAGAACGTACATGAGTTTATTAGATATTGCAAAACAGTTGAAAGCTAACGGATACAACCCACGAGAAGACAAAGTCAACAATGGCAACCAACACTTGCCAGGCGGTGAATATCCAGTTGTATTATCAGGGGTTGAAGCCCGTGTTGCAGATAGTGGTTGGGAGTCTATCAACTATGCTTTTGAAGTCCGTGACCCAGATAGCCCATTCAATGGTCGGACGCAGTATGTCGGTATGGGTACTTTGACGGATTGGGTCAAGAATGGGAAGACCATGGACCTAACGAGCATGGTTGAAACCACCGTTAAATTCTTCCACAAGGCTTTGGAATTGGCTGATGACAAAATGGTTGGTCCTGACCTTGAGGACAACAAGACCATGGAAGAAGCTCTGAAACGTAAAGCAGTTGGGACTAAGTTTATCTTAGTTATCGGCGAATATACCAAGCGTGACAAATCCATTGGCTACAATTATGACTTAGAAGTCTATCCAGGGGCAAAAACAAGTGAGCCATTAGAAATTGATGATGATGACCTCCCTTTCTAAAAACTAGCAAGTTCTGGGTCATTGATGAAACTGATGGGGAATTAGGTCCATTTAGTACATTTGAGTTAGTACATTTGAGGAAGCTTACCAAATTATGTTAATACACTTGAAAATGACTGATTCTGAATATCGGTCGGATTATATGGCCCAGGAACTTGTTTATATTTCGAGAGAGGAGAATTCATGATGCCGTCAATGAAAGAATATGCTTTGCAATATCAAAAGCTTGGTTTTGCAGTCATACCGATTCATCCGCATAAAAAAAGACCTCTTATCGAATTTGCGGATAAGCCAGCTATGACGGCTGAAGAAATTGAAACATTTTGGGACGGCTATCCAAATGCCAACATTGCTCTTCGTACCACGAACTTCTTTGTGATTGATATTGACAAGCATGGCAAGTCCAACGGATTTGAGTCATTGAAAAAGTGGAAATATCTGGGATTGATTGAACCAACCCTGCAAGCCAAAACGGCGAGTGGTGGTAAGCATCTTTTCTACTTTAAGCGTGATGATTGCCCTATCTCACAGATGATTGGTTTCTTGCCTGGTGTTGATATCAAGGCTCATGAAAATAATTATGTCTTGGTTGCACCATCTGCAACAGAAAAAGGGCAGTATGAATGGGACTTGGACAAGTCTAAGGAAGGCGGTACTATGGTCACTCCTTCCAAGGAACTTATCCAAGCTATCAAGAAACAGTACGGTGACACTCACGGCTACAGGTATGATGGTACTGATGGATTAAGAGATTTTGCCAGAAGGTCAGCTAATCGTGATAAAACCATGACGACAGATCTATTTGAAACCATTGCTATAGGCTTTGGTGATGAGGGTGGACGAAATGACAAGTTGGCTAGCTTTGTGGGTGGCTTGCTCTTTCGAGCAGTTGATGATGATATTGTCTTGCAGTTGGCTAGGATAGCAAACACAAACAGCGTCAGTCCTTTATCAGATAGAGAAGTAACAAGAACAGTTGAAAGTATGATCAAGAAAGATAGGAGGTGAGCACTATTGGTGATGTAGTAAGTATTGATAGTAATCCGAAATTTATTCTAACAGGCAACGGTGCTATCAAGTCATCTAGTCCGGTCAATGTGCTCTTGTCTTTCAAGGCAGATGACCAGCTTGGGCAATTTCTTAGACGGAATGACTTTTCACAGGAATATGAGTTCACACAAGATGTGAAGATTGGACGGACAACTTTCAAGCAGGGTGAACTTCCAGCAAACTTCAACAGCGTTGTGACGGTTTACTTTGAAAATGTCTTGGGCATTGTTTACTCAGATAAGGCATTCAAAGCTGGTTTCGAAACTTTCATGTCTGAGAGGTCCTACAATCCAGTCTTGGATTATATGGAAAAAGCTGCATCAAATTGGGACGGTAAGAAGCGGATTGCTCGCATGCTCCAAGTCTATCTTGGTGCCGATGACAACCCGTTGATTTCAAAAATAGCTCAGATGTGGTTGGTTGGAGCGGTTGCCAAGGTCTATGATCCTTATGTGAAATTTGACTATGTTTTGGATCTGGTCGGTGGCCAAGGTGTCGGTAAGACGTCCCTACTTCAAAAATTGGGTGGTCCATGGTACACGGATGCTGTGACAGACTTTGCCAATAAGGACAATTATGACATCATGTTGAAATCACTCATTGTCAATGATGATGAAATGGTGGCAAGTAATCGGATGAGCTTTGCGGAAACCAAGGCTTTCATCTCAAAGACTAGCCTACGCTATCGGAAGCCTTATATGAGCAAGACAGAGGAATTTGCAAAGAACTTCATTTTGGCACGAACAACCAACCAGAAGGAATATCTCAAGGATAAGACCGGTGAGCGTCGTTTCCTTCCAGTGCTTGCTGATGCTGCTAAACAACGGAAACATCCAATGACGATTGAACCTCAAACGATTGAACAGATTTGGGGTGAAGCTGTGACGGTTTTCAAAGCTGGTGTTGATTTGATGTTTGATGAGGAAACGGAAAATGAATTGAATATCTACCGTGAAAAATTCATGTATCGTGATGAAGTTGAATTGCAGGTATTGGAATATCTGGACATGCCGGTTCCTAGTAATTGGGAAAAATGGCCTATCCAGAAACAACATCAGTACACAATGCGTTATTTTGATAATAGTCCTGAGTTTGAACCTGGCGAAAGTAGATTGTCGAAAGTATCAACAAGGGAAATGATGTATAACCTTTTTATGCGAAATTCGAATGACAGGAAGTTATCAACGAAGATTAACATGGTCATGGATAATCATCCTGATTGGGAGAAAGGTCAATATAGAATTGGCGGAAAAAATACTAAAGGATTTAAGCGAATAACCGAAAAATAGTTCGGTTGCATTGGACTTTTTATCGGTTGACATCGGTTGACATTTTTAAAAAGTTCGGTTGCATCCAACCGAAGTGCAACCGATAAATTTAAACTTCGGTTGCACCCTTAAACCCTTGGTATTATTGAGTTTATACTTATTATTTATATATAATGCAACCTATCAACCGATATATTATAAAAAAAAATAAAAAAATATATATAAATAAAGAAAAGCCTATAAAATAGGGATTTTGAAAAAAAATTTTCTTTTTTTTGGATTTTATCGGTTGCACGGTTGCATTTCAACTTTTGGAGGATAAAATGGCATATACAGTAACAGTATTATTTGATCACATGTTAGAAGATGAAACGCATTACTTCGAAAATGAAACTGATGCTTTGAAATGTAAAGCTGGTCTGGAGGCGAGGTATCGAGGTCAGCGGTTGTATAGCGTTAGGATGGAGGAAGTTGAGTGAAAGAAACGGTAAAATTCACAGCAAGTATGATTATAGTGTTACTTGCTACTCTAGGATTTATCTGCATGATTTACCAAGCAGGGTATCAAGCCGCTAAAAATGAACAACAACCAGTGATTGTTTACCAGGTAGATAATGCAGGCGGTGTGATGGTGGGGCAAATTACAGACAAGGAAATCATAGAGGGACGCTACACGGTCACGGCTCATGCCTATGGTAAGTTCTTAGTCACAAAAGAACAGTATGAGGCTATCAAAGTTGGTGACCCAATCCCTGATTATTTGAAAGGACGGAAACAATGAATAAGCAAGAAGCGATTGAGATTATTGAGCAATCAAAAATAAAAATAGCTAACAGAGGGAGGGTAATATTTAAAGCAGGCGAAATTATAGTAGAAAATGTACAGGTCGATTATGTACCACTTGAAGTTGTTGTGAACACGATTGACCAAATCCATGAACCACAGAAGGTTGTGGTGCCGAAGTTTGTGGCGGAGTGGTTAAAAGAATATCGACACGCTAGTCCGTTGTTAAAAGTTTTGAACGCTGCAGAAGATGGACGAGTAGTCCCATCTGCAGTAAATGATTGGATTTTAGACAACCAACGCGACTTTGTCGTTGCTTGGTACGACGGCTATGAAATTGAGCAGGAACAGTTATTTACAGTTAGGATACCTGACCCAAATCGCCCAGACACTGTCACATACTTGTATAAAGAAAATGGAAAAGTATTTATTGGAAGTGATATCTTTTTGGATGAGGTACCCAACTATAAATGGAAGAAAGACCCAAGCACCCACCTCACCGAATCCGAAATCAAAGAGGATTTTGAGTGGGCGTGGCAGTTTAGAGAAGAAGTAGATTAAGGAGGCGAACAAATGACAACATCACAAACTTATTTTTATGTTTTTGACCAAAATAATTCTGGAGGTTACTTTGTAATTGATGAAAATGTAACGTCTGAAATCATTATTGAAGCTACAGAAGAGGCAAAGGCATTAGAGCGATTAGAAGAAATTCTAAGCCAAAAACCTGAATATATGGAATACTGTTCTTGTTGTGGTGAGCGTTGGTATCCAGAATACTCTGATGTTTACACACGTTATTGGGTTAGTGATGAGCAGTATGAAGAATTTGAAGAAGTAAGACATGGGCATGAGGCTATGTTCTATCCTTTGGATGGAGAGCATAGACTTATACCTTGGTCGAGGTATAGTATGTATGAGTATCTTCCTAAAAAGGAGGTAAATGGATGAATGGACCTATCTTAGATATTTTACTTAATCTAATCGTTCTATCTGGGCTGATAGGAGTGTTGCTGCTTATATGGATACTTATTATCAGCATGATAGGTTTATTTTTAAAAGAGGTAAAAACGATACCGAAGTCTAAGGAAGAGGTGGAGTGATGGAAAAAGATATTGAATTACTGACGGAATTAAAAGGACAATTCGTTGAGACGATGGTGGCAATAAGCAACAGACCGCTATTGGATGGAAATGCAATAACTAAGTGCGGCGAGTATATAGGAGCTCTATCCAATGCCATAGTAATGATGAAGGAGAGAGAAAATGATACCGAAAATTGAGACCTGTGAAGAATGCGGGTGCAAGTACAAAGAGGGTACATTGGACTATGGCAGTATCTTCCAGACAGGTTACTGTGGCGATTGTTTAATCGAACGTGTAGAAAGGAGAGAAGAATGGTAGTACCGAAGTTTAGGGCGTGGGATAGAATGCACAATGAATGGTCTAATGGTTTCTTTATATATTCCGAAGGCGGATTATATACACCGAATTACGGATTTAATCGAAAACATTTAAAAAACCGGACAGATGTGTATCCAATTGCCAAACAAGAACGTTTTATTCTCATGCAATCCACAGGGTTGTTTGATAAAAACGGCAAGGAGATTTTCGAGGGAGATGTGGTTAGAATGCACTCGGGCGAGCTTTTACCAGTAAAGCTACACCACGGCATGTTCGAACCTGTTTGTTATTACATCAGCAATGTCTTTGAAAGGGTTGGGAATGTTTTTGAAAATCCCGAGTTGTTAGAGCATCCGGATTTTAGGGGAGTAACTAATGATTAACGAAAAACTAGGCGTGCTACCGATTAACAGGGTAGCGTTGGAGGAGTTGGAATGACATTTATTGAGCACAATAACCGTAAGCGTGCTAACAAATTCGCCGAGTATATTACCAGTCCTGTTTTGCGGCAGTATCTCGCCGACAAAGTAAAGCAATATTGTGGCGATGATGTATCTGTGTTTGATGGTGCGGCAGGTTCTGGGCAACTGGAACAATTTATCAATCCATCAGAGTTCCATGCTGTGGAAATCCAACAAGAAGCCTGCGATGCTTTGAAAGAAAACTATGAACATGCCATCGTCCACCACATGAGTTTCTTTCAATACCAACAAGATATCCTTGTGGATGCCATTGCGATGAATCCGCCTTATTCTATCAAGTTCAAGGATTTACCAGAAGATGATAGACAGGCAATCCGCGATGAATTCCCTTGGAAGAAATCAGGGGTAGTAGATGACATCTTCCTGTTGAAATCTCTAAAGTATACCAAACGTTACGGATTCTATATCATGTTTCCTGGTATTGCTTATCGTGGGACAGAGAAGATGATGCGTCAGACGATCGGAAATCAATTGGCAGAATTGAACGCTGTTCGAAACGGTTTCGAGGATACAGGTATTGAGGTTCTTTTCTTGGTCATTGACAAGGAAAAGACGACCCAAGATGTCTACAGAGAAATCTATGACGCTAAATTAAAAAAGGTGGTACATACGGATGGTTGTCAACTAACAGATGACTACCACTGGGAAACACCTCGTGAGCCTCAGGTCAAGGAAGAGATAGACATTGATGCGGTGAACAAGGAATTGAATGACTTAGCGTTACAGCATTTGGAAAATCACCTCAATTCCCAATTATTAGCAATCAATTTTTTTGAAGCAGACATCGACCTGTTACGGTTTATCTCGAATGCTTATGATATTTTGAACAAGTATGAAATATATTACAATTTTGGAGTTTCTGAATGAAAAAGTGGTTTGAACCAGATATTTTATATCTAACGAAGTATTGGCCTGAAAAGACAGCTAAAGAAATTGCTAGAGAATTGAACTTTAGTGAATCGGCAGTGTCTTCTATGGCCTCAAAATTAGGGTTAAAGAAGACGGCTCAAAAGAGACGCGAACTACATAAAAAGGCACTGCTACGAAGCAAATACAGCTTCCATCACCAATATCTCGATGCTCTAAAGAATGGCGACGAGCGCTTGGTTGGGTATGTGACAAGGCCGACCATGCTTGGAGGACAAGCTGAGAGACGGTTTCAATACTTGATTCCGGATGCTATCAATGCCAATGAAAAAATTAAAATCAATAATCCTGACTATGATTTTCTGTACAAGGGATTGAAAATTGATGTGAAATATTCCTCGGCATCGCGTCGATTAGATCAAAAGAGCACAATTTGGAGTATCAGGACCTACGGACAAAGCGATCTAATTATTGCATTTCTTGAACGAGAAAGAGGTAGTGAATTAGAAGACCCGTTTGTGATTGTCCTCCCTACTTCTCTGGCTCATCCAAGGAAGAAAATAGAAGTGCATCCGAATGGTAAATGGTGGAAGTTGGTAATCGAAGAAGATGATTTGTCAGATATGTTAGAGGAATATGCGAGGGTAGTTTAGATGATGATGACCACAGCAGATAAAATCAAATACATCCTACAAAAGACAGGATGGACGAGAGACCAATTTGCGTCCGGGATGGGTGTGACGACTCTATCTGTCTACAAATGGCTAGACGGACGACCACCGCGACAACGCATGTTGGATAAAA